CTAAAGAGATGTATTCAGACAACATTTGAGTTAACTCAGCTTCAGCGTCTACACTATGGTAAGCGTTTAAATCTTGAGCTAATTCAGGAGTCCAAATTGCTTTTAATTTTCTTGTCTTAGCAACGATTGGTTCAGATTTCAATTCTAATTCGATTTCTGGGATTGCTAAAGCCGTTGGGTTATTGTAATCTGTACTTCTATCTTCAAAGTCACCTCTTGAAGTATCAGTTGGTTGTTTGTGATATGATAAAGTTGCACCTACTGAACCAGTAGTTACAGCAGATGTATATCCTGCGAAGAAAGAAGCCGTACCATTATTAACTGAACTATATTCAGGGTAAAAAGTGAATCCAGAACCTGATTGAACTAATTCAAATGCTCTTACTGCTTGATAATCAGCACCTTCGGGTAGGTTAATAGTTAATTTTTTAATTTTTTCAGCTGCGAATGATGCAGAGAAAGTTTCATTTTGTAAATTGAAATTGATATCAGCAATCGAAGCAGAAGTGATAACAGCAGTTGCTGCAACATCTATATCATTGATTGTGTATCCGAAACGTCCTGCTCCGTAAAGACCACCTTCAGCTGCTTGAGTTGAACCTAATTTGTTTGTGTTTCTATCTAAAGAATCTTTACCAAAAGTACCACTGTTACCAAATAAAGAAGAACCAGAAGCTGGTCTACCTACTGTTGTATCAGTACCATATTTGAAATCCATGTAGAAAATAAGACCTGAAGGTAAGTTCATTGGTTGAACTGAAACGAATTCTTTTGCTGCAATTGCACCAAAGATACGTCTTACCAAAGGTAATGCTACACCTGCCCACTCTTCTGAACCAGAAGATGTACCTGTTCTTGTAGCCTCATCTAATAATTGCTTTGCTTGGTTTTCTAACATTACTGCCATACCATGCTTAGTTGTTTCAGAACCTACTCCTTCAAGTAGACCTGTTTTTTCCCATTTGCTTTTCAAACCTCTAGTTTGTTCAAGCATTACGCTTTGAGGGTTAGCGCCAGTCATTAATTTTTTAATGTCCATTGTTTGTTTTTTTAATATTTTTATTTAATAATACCTGCTAATTTCTTAAATCTGTCAGAGAAATCTGTGTTCTCAGCAATTACTTGCTTAGATTGTGCTGGCTTAGTAGATTTTGTTACTTTGCTTGCGATTCCTTCAGAAATAGATTTTTTAGTAGATTTGTTTGTAGAGAATTTGAAGTTTTCTGCTAATGTAGAATACACCAATTTAACTTCTCTAACTGAATTTGTTCTATCTAAAGTTTCAATGACTTTAACTTTTTGTTCGTTAGTCATATTGTGAGCTCTAAATAATTTGTTTGCGAATAACAATTTAGCGTTTAACAAATTAACTTCATTGATTGTTTTTTGTAAAGATTTGATTACTTTGTAAGCTTCATTTAATTCAACTTTCATTTCTTTCTCATCTTCTTCTTTTTCTTCATCAACTTTGTCTTTGTCATCTTTCATGTCAGCTTCCATCTCACGTAAGATTTCTTCTAAGTCAACAACATCTTTGTCATCTTCTTCGGCTTCGTTAGTTACAACAACTTTTGGTGTTTCACCTTTGTCAGTACCAGCTTCAGAACCGTCAGCTAAATTTTCATTTTTTGCTTCTTCATCTTCCTCTTCAGCTTCATACATACCTTCTTCAGTTTCATCATCACCTTTGATTGATGCTTCTAATTCACGAATGATTGCTTCTAAGTCCATATCATCTTCTGATTCTTCATCATCAGAGTCCATGTCCATTGAATCATCACCCATTTCAGAATCCATGCTCATGTCATCCATGCCCATTTCATCTTCACCTTCTGCTTTTGCAAATGGATTTTCTTCTTCAGAATCTTCACCTTCTAATTCTGCAAGTCTAGCTTTCAATTCTGCAATTTCTGCATCTTTGTCACCATCCATAGCATCATCAGCAAATGGGTTTTCTTCTTCAGAAATGTCTGCTACTTTCTTATAGTCAGTACCAGCTTGTTCAGGTTTGCCACTATCTTTCTTTACACCAACTGATAAATCAGTCATTGCATCGTAAGAAGGAGTTGCACCTGGAGTCTCAGCGTATCCTGCGTCTACTTTAGACCCGATACCTGTTGAACTTAATTCTTCGTCAACTTTTTCAGCTTCTTTATCTTCAACTTCTGCTTCTGCTCTCATCTTTTGAGATAAGATAGATTGAAGTCTAGGAGTAAAAGCTTCTTCAAGTGCGATTTTAGCGTTTGCTAAAGCAGTTTCTTTAACGGCTTTGGCATCAGCGATTGCTTCTTTCAATAATTTTGAATTTGCCATCTTGTTTTTTCCTTAAATTTGTTTGTGAAGTTATTCTTGTAGGGAACTCCAATGTAATTATGTTGATTGTTCGGTCACACCTTATAAAGAAGGGTATTCATTAATCAACTCTGTCTTGTAATCTTATAATAAAAAATAAGATATTTGATAATATATATGTAAATTTTTTAGAAAACTAAAGAAAACTACTAAAATAGTTTGTTTTTTCTTATAGTTTCTTCTTTTTGTAACCTCTTTCTTTTAGAAGGTTTGATAAAGTTCTTCCTTTCTCTAAGTTCTTCTATTTGTTTTATGGACTGAACTCTCTTTTTGTAATCTTTTATTGCCCACTCTATGTTTCCACCTTTAACACTTACTACTAACATTCTTCTATTGTAAATTTGTCAACTTGTATTTTGTTGAGTATAATAAAGTTACAACCGTATCTATATCGTTTTGTAACCAACTCATTTGTAATTTTTCGTCTTTTCTTAATTTTGCAACTACTGCAATCAATTTATCAAAATATGCAATTACATTTTTGATATCATTATTTGTATCTAAACCACTTACCGATTGTAATTTAATTAATCCGTATTGTCCTTGATATGCCTCAACTAAACCATCTACTAAACCACCAATTGTATCGTAATAGTTTCCCAACGCAATATGTGCTGAAAATGAACCAACACCTTTAACTCCTACATGGAATGAATGTGTTTGTGTTCTACTATGTAATAACAATGAAGCTAATTGTTCCACTTTGTATTTTTTATTTGTTTCTCTATTTTATTCACCAATCCTCTTTCTTGTGCTTCTTCATACATTGCTTTTGTAAGGACTGCGGTTAATTCTTTTTTAAGTTCTTCAAAATTAATATCCTTATCATTTTTATATGAATTTAATTCCGATTTTAATTCTGGATATGACATTATTGCTGATACTAATCCACCACCAATGCCCATCTTATCTACATCATTATCTATTCTACTTAAAAATGTTGGGTTTTTATATATAGATTTTAATATTTTTTTTAATGCTCTTTGTATTTCAACACTTCTACCATTATAATATGCATCAATATTATCTGCTAATTTACCAAACAGCATACTAAACCATGCAAATAATGCAATACCACCTAATATAGCTATTAAAGAAAATTCGTTTAATTGTTGTTTATTTTCCATTGCAAGTTTTACATTCTTGTAATCCCAATCTTTGTTTCATAACATCTTCCGATAAATCCGCTATTTCAAAATATCTTCCTAATACATGCCCCATATCTTCATACAATGCTTCCAATCTTTCTTGTTGTGATTTTGCTTCTACTGCTTCTTTTTCAAAACCAGCTTGTAATTTTTTTAATTCGTTCATGTTACGCTTGATTGTAACTCTATCGAACCAATCACCACCTTCTCTTAAAGTATATTCTTGTGCTGCATCTGCAATTCCACCCAATGTTTCTGCAATTTGCATAATATCAGATTTTCTATTCATCCCCTCTCTATGTTGTCCGTATGTAGAAATGATTTCTAAAAAATGTCTTTTTAATTCGGTTGGAAGTTGTTGAAACTCTTCGGTTTCTCTCAATATATGTTTTAACTTTATCATAAGTTATCTATTTACAATTTTATTTTTCTTCAATTTTTGAACCGCTTGCATTAATTCGGATGGAGTCATACCTAATGCATCAATCATTTTTGCAATTACATATTGTTCTTTTCTTTTATTAAGATTATATCCTTTTAATGCTTTAATTGCTCTATCTAAAAATCTTTCTGCAGATGCCGGCAATGCAACATCCATATCATCTAATTCTTCTTTTACAATTTCTCTACCAGGTATTAAGTTTATTAACTTTGCCATATTAATTAAGTTCAATTATAATTTCTCTCATTAAATCTTGTGACCTACACCACTTACCACATTCCTCTGCTATCTTTGCCCATTGTTTTGACTCCTGTAAAGGTGCCATAAATGCTCCATGTGTTGATGGGTTTGAAACAAAATCCCACCCTACCAATTCGAAATCTTCTGCTACCATTACGGTACCATCTCTTAATTCTTTAACTGAACCTAAACCTCTAGATGAAATACCTAAACGAATATTGTTCTTTAATAATTCTTTTAAAATGTTTCCAGATGGTGTTGAAAGTATTTCCACTACTCCACACACATCATCACCTTCCCAATAGATTTCTCTAATGTTGTGTGATACATTCTTTAAATTAATAACAGGAGATTCAGGATGGTCTAATTCACCTAAAGCTCTTCTTTCTTTAATAAGTTGTTGATATTTTTGACACTCTCTTTCTAATATTTCTTTAGGATATCTTCTATTATTTTGATTTGGAGCACCTGCTCTTTGAAGAATTCCCTTAACTAAATAAGTTCCATTTTCTTCTTGTTGAAGTTTTGCTTCAAACAAATGTGTTTCAATTAATAATCCTTTACTCATTATTTTTTATTTCTTAATGCTGCTAAATCCGAACCTTCTATTTCACCATCACCATCCACATCAATTTTCTTTTGGCCTGCTGATAATTCAGCTTCGTTGTATCCTGTTAATTTACCTTCTGATTTTGCTTTATATGCTTTATCTACTGCACTAAAAAATTTTACCTTTTCACCATCGGACATATCAGGAATAGATTTACCTGTTCTATCTAACATATGTTTAAATAATTGTTGGTAGTCTGCCTCTTCTTTAACTACTTGACGGATAAGTTCTTTTAATTCTGTATGTTTCATTATTCTGATATTTGTCTGATTTTTTGGTCTAATTTTAATAATCTCTCCTGTATACTATAAATATGACTATTTGTTCTTTTCCAATAGGATTTATTACTAACACCACTTTCATTTTTAATCTTACCATACCAATTAAGAAATCTTTCCATTTCTCTCAATTGTTTATTGATATTAGATATACCTCTACCAATTTTAGATTGTGCGGTTGATTCATCTTGTTTTAATGCCAACCATCTATTTTCATTAACTGGAGTATATCCTGTTAGGTCTGCTTGTCTTTTGGCTTTTTTCTTTTCACTATCTTTACCACTAAATGCATATGGAGTATTATATCCTTCAATATTACCTGTGGTGTTCATTTCGTCAATCATTCTTTCTCTAACTATTTTACGAACGATTTCTCTAATCTTACTTAATTGTTGTTCTTTAGATACTTCTGGCATTTTTTTGTGTTTATTATGCTAATAAATATGCTGTTCCAGATGTTACTGTAATACTTCTAACATAACAAGGAATTGGTTCACCTTGTGCCAATGATTCTAATTTTAAAGTAGAACGAGTGCTAGCCGGTGTTGAACCTGACGGAGTTACAAATCCTTCTAAGTATACTGAACCTGAACAAACTGCTGAACCTCTCATTACACCCCATGCATTTTCCAATGAACCGGATTGTCCTGCGGTATATTCTTTTGCGTTAAATATTCTATAATTTACCATTTTTTATTTTTTTATTGATTCTTTTAATTCTTTTAATAATTCATATGTCATCATCATTGCCGATAAGTGTTGTTCTTTAATCTTTTTAACAGATTTAATTTTTCTAATATTTGTAATAGTTTCTGCTAATTTAATTTTTGTTACTTTGTCAGAAATTTTAGAACCAACTTGTTTTAATCCTTCTACCAATTTAGTTACCTCATTTGAAACATATTCACTTAATTTACCAGTATTATTGATATTATTAATATATTCTCTCAATAAACCCTTTTGGTCATTTGTAAGATTACTATATTTGTTATTAAATGATTCAACTAATAATTTATAAGAAACCGCTCTTAAATCATCATCTTGTTTTCTATATTCTTCTAAAACTGCATCTTTAAGTTTTACATCTTTATTTTGAATAGAAGAATTAATAATATTTTCTGCAATTGTAAATCTTGCTGATACTATATCGGTTGGTTCGTATTGTGTATCGGTTACAACTGTTTCAAATATTTTATAAATAGATGCTAATGTTTTATAATTAGAAATTGGAGATTTGATAAACTCATCTAAATCATAAGTTTCTTTAATCTCTTTTATAAGATTGTATTTTTCTTTTGTAAGTTTTTTCTCATCGATTTTCTTACGAGCTTCTAATATTGTATTAATGAATTGTTCAGCCTTTGATTCTGAATTATATTTTTCATTAATAAGATATTGATATAATTTCAATTCTTTTGATAATTCTTGCTTAGAATTAAAGTGTTCTTTTAAAAGTTTTTCAGCTACTGACTTACTAGATGACATTACTTCTGCAGTAATTTGTCTTACTAATAATTCAAATATAAATCCCGTATTTTTAAATTTCGAATGTTTTATTTTTTTCATCAAATTATACAATTATTCTGATATAAATATATTTTATTATTGGTTTAATACTATTTTGTGTTATCTTCTGTTAAAATAGTCTTTTTATTTCCGTTCATGTCTTTAAATATCTCTAAATACGAATCTCTTGCTTTGTATTTTACCGAACCTTCTTTTTGTTTAAGGGTTTTAATACCTAATGGGTCTCTACCTTCTGGGTGGTCATCTTTACCATATCTAACAGGGTCTTTTGGTCTACCAACACCATCTTCTTCTAGTTCCGATTTTAATCTATCCAATTCTTCTTCTACATTTGTTGCACCATCCGTACCTGTTTCTTTTGCAGGGTCTACACCTTGTGTTTCAATTGAGGTTAAACGGAATGTTTGTTTTGTATCATCTAATACCTGTAATGTCATTGTATCTTGCTCATCTTTTGCAAGTTTCATTACTGCCTCATACATCCATTCTTTAGAGAACATTTTAGTTTGTTGCATTTGTTGAATTAATGCTACTTTAGAAGTGTATAATTCAACTTGCTCTTGTTCGTAAATTTTTGATGGTATTGTAAGTTCCAATGTAAAATCAGTTAATCTATCATCAGTAATACCTTGTGCATATAAGTGAACAATTGCTACTTTAGTTAATTCCGAAATCAATACTCTTTGTATTCTTTCAATAGTTTTTGCAAATCTAACATCTTGTGCTGCAAGAGTTGCTTTACCATTTACATCTTCTTCATATCCTAAGAATGCTTTTGGAATTTTTAATGCTGCCATTAACTTACCCTTTAAGTAGTTAATATCATCAATCATATTATATTCCAAACCTTTTAATGTATCAATTGAAGTACCATTATCATTACCACGAACTGGCATGTAATAATCTTCAATAAGGTTTTGCATATTGTACTTTAAATTATAATCACCAGTTCTTTCGTCTACAAATGGAACCTTTTTAGAACCATTGATAATTTTTTGTATGTAGTTATCGACCTCATTCGGTGGAATATTACCTACATCACTTTTGAATA